CGGCTTTTTCCCGCCTTTGCCAGTGCGATTGCCACCGCTTGCTTTCGCGGCTTGCCCGCCTTCATCTCCGTTTTGATGTTCTGCGAGATCGTCGCTTGGCTTTTGCCTGACTTGAGTGGCATCTGGTGTGACCATGACTCCAGACCTATCGTACCAACCACTGCTGCCGTCAGGCTTTTCAATGTACCGAGCGTCTATAGGTTGCCCGTCATGCTGGATTGATTCAAATTCTGTCGCCTTGCGCCCGTCGGCGTAAGTGTATTTAAGGGTTAGCTGCTCCATAGCGTTCTTGCAGTTGTTGCAAGGTTAGCTCCGAACCATCATTACGGACAAGTTTGGCGAGGGCAGTTTGCGGACCATACTTTTCAGACAGTAACTCAAAATACCGAACGCGCTCTTTGCCCAGCACCTCTGCTTGCACGGCTACTGGCTGCTTCGCTAGCCATTGTCCATACGTCAGATCAGCAGGCACCTGACCATCCATGCTTGCGCGTCTGCCAGGTGGCGGGGGGTCAAATCCTAGAGCCTTGTAATCAATCACTGGCACTGTCGTTGATCTGCAGTTGAAATGCTGCGGTGGCGTTGGTCCTTTGCCATAAACAAACTCCTTACCGTCTAACGCACGGCAGATAGCACTGGTCCGTAAATCAAGCGTGGCAACGTACTTGTATTTATTAGTGATGTCCTGATTGGCTTCATAGACCTGTTGGCTGGCGGCGTTTGCGACTTGATTGATGCTGGTGCGAACTAGCGCAACGATCTGGTTGTTAGCCATTGCAGTTAATTCACCGCCAGATGCAATAATGCTTTTAATGCCAGCGGCACGTAGCTGACCTTTTGTAGTTGCAACTTCGCCAAATATTAGTCGTTCTCCACTGCGCTCTAATGTGCCGATCAGCCGCTTTGCAATAGCAGGCGTCGGCTCACCCGTGAGCAAGCCTTGGCGCACCACTTGTGAAAACCGCTCAGCCTGACTGGTAGCAATGCCTCGAAATGCTTTTTCAGTTACGTCGCCATTGGGCAGCGTCATCATAGTGCCCTTGGCAGCAGTCAAGTTAAATGCACCGGTGCCGGCTTGACGCGCCAACGCGTCTACGCCATATACAGATTTGTATAAGTCATCCGACAGTGTTACCACGTTAATCTGCGTTGGATCAATGGTCACAACTGACTGCGCGAATTGCGGGCTAATCTCAACGGTGTTCACAATATTCCTGGCGCCTGCGGGCAGTGCCTTGCGGAGCTGTTCTGCTACAAACTCAGACTGCAACAGGGCTAAGCCTTGCAGTTCGTTACTCGTAATAGCAACACTAGCATTGGACCATGTGTTCAATGATTCTTTAAGCTGTGCAAGAATTGCTCTTAATCGTGCTGCTTTTACAGGCGCTGACAATTCATCAATAGTCCGCAGTTGATTGACAGCATCAATAATAATATCGTTGTATGCGTTCACGATACGCCGTGACACGCTGTTGCTAAAACGATTTAGATCAATCGCGTTACGGTACAGGCTTGATGGTGTCGTCATTTGAAGCCTAATTTAGCAGGGTCACAATCTGTTATGACAGAAACATCAGCGCCAGCTTTTAACGCCTCATGTATTAACAACTGCACAACACTAACCTTATCCTTGCAGTCGCTTGTTACCTGCAGCTCCTCAACGTGATACTGTTTGCTATCACGAAACCATGCCAATCTAATTACAGCGAACACATCATCAACCATTTCCTTGCGGGTGCAGGATAATTGCTGCCGCCGTGGTCCACGCGAACCCATTAGCAACAACTTAAATAATGGTCCCATCATTCAGGTATCTCATCAATATCTTCTGGTTCCGCTGATTCTTCTGGCATCTGTCGATTGCCGACAGGCTCTGGCTGGTTCATCTCTATCAACCCACCATTTTGCGTTGCCTCTAGTTCCTCTTCTACGTCAAACTCATCGCCCAGCACCTCGCCTTCATACAACTGGTCTAGCAGCGTCTTTTGCGTGATCGTGCCTGCGGTGTAAAGCGCCAGCAACGACTGGATCTCCTGCGGATCCAGCTTGCCGCCTAGGAAATCACGGTTGACATATGAACTGCCAGCCTGCGGCACGTTGAGATACCGGGCGTGATACACCAGGCAGTTATCAATTAGATCCTGCATGTTTTGAGCAATCACCATCATGGTGCTATCGCCCTGACTGCGATCAATCCGCTTTGCCTCTGCAGTCTCAGCACTTAGCTTCTGACCTAACACAGCAGACAAGCCCAGTTCATTGATCTGCCCGGCTACCTGATCAAGCCTTTTGAACTGCGCCTCAAAACTCTTGCCATCAGGCTCAATGTAACGAGCATTGCCCTCAGCGGGGAAACTAATCGCCTCACCAGGACCGGCTGATACTTCCTCGCCTGCCATTGGAAAGCCAAAGAACGCAAGCATTGGCACCGCTGAAATATGCAACTGATTGTCTAAATCAGACTGCACTTGATACGCTTTAAGGTTTAGCTCACCAATATCTTCTAGCGGCGGGCGTGATTCCATAAAATTGACGCGGTTTGAATAGGCAACAGAAAATGGGATGTCATCAAGGGTTGTTGTACCGCTGTCGTGGATCTCAAATGCGCCCTTCGTATTTTTGCGATGCAGCTCAAAGCCACCAGGCGTCAGTACACGAACCTGTTCAATAGCCTTCTCGCCATACAGCCCATCGGGCACGATGACCTTTTCCAGAAGGCGCAGCATGATTAGCTTTTGAGCGCCTTCTACAACTTCAGTGCGCCAGCCTAAGATTTCACGCGGGGTATAACTTGCCCAATATGGTCTTCCATTTTCACCAGCAGCAGGAGCATCCACAAGCACGCCAACATGCCCGTAACGCACCATCTTCCTAGCAGTTTCATAGGTCCAAACGTTAAGATCATTCCCTTGCAGGTCTACGTCAAATAGCTGCTCACGGACAAGATCTGTCACATCGTTTAGCCTGACCGGCTTGCGCGTCAACATACCAGCCAGCATCCGCTCAAGGCGCTGGTAATACGGTGGGCACACGCTACGGGCTAGGCGGTTGTCGTAGCTTTCGTCTTGCTCGCGTGGCTCTTGCGGCAGGTAACGCCGATGCCGACGACGCAGCTCGTAGGTGCCAGCTATCAGATCTTCTAGCAAAATCCAGTGCGGCTCTTGATTGAACCACGCTGCGTTCGGGTCATTGACCTGCGAGACCTTGGCAGTTAGTTGTCGGTCGTAATGATTAAACCCGGTGTAAACCACTTTTGATCCCGCAGGCTATGAATCAGTTTAGACAGCAGCGAGGGTAACAGATTTGCGACCGATTTTGATCTCAAACTCATCGCCCGGCACGAAGCCCATCTCTTGGATGTAACCTTCGCCAATCATTAGCCTGCCATTGAACAGCACCTTAGTCTTATAGGTCAAACCACGACCGCGTTTTGCAGGTTTGTTCATTTGCAGCCCCTTGGCTTCTAGCAGTGCCTCATAGAACTGGGTGTAACAGAGCTTGTCGTTTTTGATGTAGCCGCACTCGCGGACAATATCAGACTTGTTCATGTCGCCACATTCTTTGAGTTTGGCGATGAGATCAGAGCCGGTCAGCATAAGTAGTGTAAAAGCTGGACGCTGCTAAGTATAGCATTTAATAAATGCGGATGCCAGTGCCCCTGCCAGCTCCAGCGTGTAGCGGGTTGAACTCACGCCACACCAGATACCCAAGCGCATCATTCATGTGGTCAAAGCCTGCATCCTTGTCAGGGTCGCCCTTTTCGGTATAGCACTGCAGTTCTAGACACTCAATCAACCGTTTGCAGTGCGCTGCTACCTGCAGCCTCACCTGTCCCTTGCCATTTTCTAGCAGGGCTTGCACTGCTGCCACCCTGTCACGGACTGGTGGGTTCGCCCGTGGCGATTGATTTGACATGCCATAGGACTCAAGGATGGCAATATCTGTTTGCGTAGCGTTTGTGCTGCGGTTGCCGCCACTGGCATCTGGGTAAATATAAATCCGGCGTGTAGCGTACCGGCGACGGATCTCGGCTGCCAGCGCGTCGGTGTCATGGGCGCCAGAGATCTCGTCAGTGATCAGCAGGGTCCCGCCTGATCGAACGCCGATCACTGCACTCATATTGGCAACGTTGAAGTCAATGCCAACCCGCAGCGGCTCATCGTCCGTGTTGGGCACTGTGGTGATGACATGCTTGGCACGATCAAAGCGGTCATAGACCTGCCCGGTTGTTAGGTTAACGAACTCACCATCAAGGTATGCGCGAAGCAAACTGGGGTCGTAGTTGGCTTGCAGGCGTTCAATAAAATCTGGCGGTAGGTGCGGATTATCAGCGGTACGCATCTTGATCAAATGCCGATCAGGGCGTGACCTTGCCTCATCACTGCCGAAGGTGTTCCACATCCAGCGGAAGCCTTCAGGTGTTGATGCTGCGCCAAACTGCCTGACGTTGCCAGAGCGAAGACGCCCAAGGATTTTAGGGAACGCCTTGTTCGCGATAGAGGGTGCCACGGTGTCGATTTCATCAGCTAACACCCAGGCAAGGTTCAAGCCGATGATGCGTGACCAGTTTTCAAATGATCGGCAAAGGATTTTGGTATCACCGCCTGGCAGGTGGAGCATGTACTCCGGCAACGGGCTAGCGCGAAAGGTGTAGGGAATCTCGTAGTGTTCCAGGAAGGCTTCAAAGTCTGTCTGCCAAATGTCGCGGATTAGGGGACCAGTGGGCTCCATGACAGCGCCAATGAAACCCTGGTTGGCGGCTGCGAGTGTGACAGCTTTGGCGCATAGGGCACGAG